TCCCACACCATCGTATAATGAACTAGTAACCGAACAAATATTAAAGGGTTTGGAAGACAGCACGTTTGCCAAAAAATTTGGAGGGGAATATGCTGGATCTCGTTTACAAGAAGAAACTTATGATAGACTAAAAGAAAAAGATTTAATGTATCAACAGTACATTAGTCAAACTTTTGGTTCTTATGAAAATTTTTTACAAGTAAAAAAAATAAGACAAAGTATAACAGTTTTTGATCCAAATGTGCACTACATGATGGATGTTACGGTTGTCACTGAAGATGCTCAATATAAAAGCGATCATATTTCAGCAGATGCCCTAATAATGGAAGCTTTGACCGGAGTCTGTACAGTTTATTATATAAGTGTAAAAGGATCTCCAAAAAGATTAAATGGAAGTTTAGAAAGAGATTTGATTCCAAGTAGCCAATACAGAACAAGAGCAAACTTTTTTTCTCCTCTTCCGGGTGACAGAATTGTTTTATGGGATTTAAACAAACAGGGCTGGAGCTCGTTTTATATGAACCGAGCTATTAAATTTATCCGAGATGACACAATTGGTTTGGAATAAATATATGGATGGAAAGCAATGATCCCAAACGCGTTGATCATTTATATGCAGTACTTTTCCGAGAAGCGAAAATTATTCTTTCGAAATATGAAGAATATCTTCGGGATAAGCTTACTTCTAAAGAACTCGCACAAAAAATGTTAAGTCTTAGAGATGCGATTCAAAGAATAGAAGAATTACAAAAAAATAAACATTGACATATTTATTGAGGGTGATATAGTTATGGACATGATTGTGAATTACGAACCAAAGTTTGATTATTCTGACGTTTTAATTGTCCCACAAGTTTCAAATGTAAAATCAAGAAAAGAAGTTTCTCTTGAAGTTGAAACTACATTTAAGTGTGGTTCCACGTGGAAAGGCGTGCCTATTATGGCCGCAAATATGTCTACTGTTGGAACACATGATATGGCTGCAGTGCTTTCAGAATATGGGATAGTCACATGCCTTAAAAAAGGCGGAGATTATTACACAAACTTTGCCGCAACTTATCCAGAAAAAGAAAAATATGTTTCGCTAACACTTGGATTGGATTCTTCAAGTAAGTTGTTTGTTGATAGCGCAACTATTAAAGATCCTACGTTTGTTTGTGTTGATGTAGCAAATGGCTACATGACTGAATTTCATAATTTTACAAGAAAGGTTAGAGAAAAATGGCCGAAGTCTATTTTGATTGCAGGGAATGTCGTGACCCCAGAGGGGGTAGAGGCGTTGTCACAAGCTGGCGCAGATCTCGTAAAAGTTGGGATAGGCTCGGGGTCGATGTGTCTGACCCGGCGTGTGGCAGGAGTGGGGTATCCACAGCTCTCCGCAGTGTTAGAGTGTGCACCAACAGCAGAAGCATTAGGTATTGGGATCGTTGCTGACGGTGGAATTATATATCCAGGAGATTTTGCAAAATCTTTTATTGCAGGCTCTGCATTTGTAATGGCTGGTGGACTTTTTGCTGGTCATGATGAGTGTGGAGGTGAGATAAGACATTGTGAGCATGGAGAGCTCCGAATGTTGCATTATGGAATGAGCAGCAAAACTGCAAATGAAAAATACAACGGTGGGCTTTCCGATTATAGAGCATCGGAAGGAAGAACAGTTGAAGTACCTTACAGAGGATCTGTACGTAATACAATCCAGGAAATATTGGGTGGGATACGCTCGGCTTGCTCTTATGTTGGCGCTTTTAATTTGCCTTCTCTCTACGAGCATGGTAAACTAATCAAAGTCAATAGGACAATCAATACTATTTTTGAGGCTAATGAAATATGAATATTTTTGTTTTGGACAATGATGCTGCTACCTCTGCTCGTATGATGTGTGATAAGCATGTAGTCAAAATGATTTTGGAATCTTGCCAGTTGCTTTCAACCGCTCATCATGTTTTGGATGGTGATGTATTGCTTGTTGATACTGGGAAGAGAAAATACAAAACCAGTGTTTGCACAAAGAAAAATATTTGCAAAGCAACTATGATTAACCATCCATGCACAATTTGGACGCGGGAAACGCGTTCAAATTATCTTTGGCTTTGGAAGCACGCCTATGCTCTTTGCAAGGAATATACAAGGCGATATAACAAAGTTCATATTATGGAGCATATGCTTCTTAACGAATTGTACGATCCTCCAGCAAAAATTTCAAAAGGTAAATTGACTCCGTTTGCTCAAGCCATGCCTGAGCAATACAAAGATTCAAATGCAGTAGTTGCTTACCGCAAATACTATATTAATGAAAAAATTAAATTTGCAAAATGGAAGTTTACTGAGGAACCTGAGTGGTGGGCTTCGAAGACTGCCGAAGTTTCTTCTGACGAGCTTCTTCCGTTTTAACAGCATCTACTAAACGGTCCATGCGTTTATAAATTCCTGTACCCGAAGCTTTTGATTCTCTATAATCTTTAGCATCAACATAATTTTTAGCAAATCCTTCAATATCTCCTTGATTAAGGCTTTTTACAGCTTTAGGAGATTGTTGTAACATGCCTCTATGATATTCCGAATATAAATTGGCCTGCAACTCCGGGCTCCGTGTTTCAAAACTAGGAACAAGTTTTTTTAATTTTGGTAATCTATCTTTAACATCTACTTTTAATATACCCATAGCCTCATCTGGTGTGATTGCTTCTTTTCCAGCTAATACGTTATCAATACGTTTTTGATCTGCTATTACTTGACCCAAAACTTTTTTAGAATTTGGATTAATTAAATGCCCATGGCCTAATGTTGGTAAGCCCTTGCTATCTTTATAAACTCTTAAAATTTTTTTTTCATTGCCTGCAGATTCGTCTTCTATAACTTTTTTACAAATTCCATCAAGATCACAGTTGATTGAAGTTTGACTGTCGGGGGCCATTTCCGTTAAAAAATTTTTAAATGATTTCATATAGTTAATGCTTGCTAATAGGATGATACTAAGTATAATAGTTCTAATCATTTTATAAAGGAAACATTATGAACGTAAAAGTATTTAGATTGTTATCTGGTGAAGAAATTTTATCACGATTTGAGATGAGCGACACACACGTTACTCTCAAAGATCCAGCAATTTTGGTTCCAGCTGGGCAAGGACAAATTGGAATCATGCCTTGGATGATGTATACTAAGGCCTCTAAAGGAATTCAAATTCCTCTTTCGTTTGTAGCGTTTAGCATTGATCCTGTCGAAGAGCTTAAGACTCAATACGACAATAGCATTAATAAGGGAATCGCCACGCTGAGCGGTGGTTTGAAAAATGGACCGCCGTTTAAGCTGACGACTTGATGAATGACACTTGATAATATAGTTGAAACGTACATGCCCATTGCCAAGCCGCTTTCTATGGCAATGGAGAGACAGAAGAAGCACATTTCACTTATAATCTACAAGCGCAAAATTATCGCGGTGGGTCAAAATATTTTTAAGACTCACCCCGATACTTTGCGTTTGGGGTATAGAACTGCTGATATGCATTCAGAATTGGATGCATTTAGAAAAATTCCAAAAACTCTTAGGGGAGAAAAACTTACCCTATTGAATTTTAGATTTAATCGTTTTGGTTATTTTAGAAACTCTAAGCCTTGTCCTATTTGTGCAAAGTGGTGTGGTGAAGTGTTTCATAAAATTTATTATACCGACGATAATGGAATTCAGCGACTCTAAATATTGATAACCTAGGAAAATACTATGTCATGCATTAAAGTTATTTTAAATTTTCAAAATGAAATTAAACTTCATCATTGGGGTACACAATCTTATGCTTCTCATGTGGCTTTAGGCGGATTATATGAAGCACTAGATCCTCTTTTAGATGAGTTTGCAGAAACTTATATGGGAACTAATGGTCGCCAAGAAATTAAAGAAATTAGCGAACTTGCTTTAAATGGTCCATTCAAAATTTCAATTGATTCTGTTTTGGACTCGTTTGAAGATTATCTTAAAAATGAATTACCAAAAGAAATAAAACAAGATCAGACAGCATTGTTAAATATACGTGATGAGATGCTTGGTCTGGTACAAAAGACAAAGTATCTCCTGACACTAAAGTAAGGAGTTACAAATGAAAATCCCTGAGCTAGTTTACGAAATTCG